AGGAGTAATCCGAGGATGTGAACCATCTAAACGCTTTAGCCCACCAGTAGGCAAGTTCGAACAGTATGAAGGTCATGGCTTCTTAGGTGACAACAGTACTATTGCAGAGCAAAAAGCTAGTGGCGGTTTACCTAACCTCAATGACTTGTGGAGTCAGATATTTGGAGGTATGTTCGGTGGAGGCGGTCTGCTAGGGGGCTTAATACCTGGACTAGGTGGTGGATTAGGAGTAGGTATAGATGGTAGTGCTGCACAGAAGGTAGTAGCAGGTGCCCAGAGTATCCTACAAAATGGTATCAATGGTGTGAGAGTTCACTATACGTTCGGTGGAGGTAACCCTGCATCAGGTGCTCTAGACTGTTCATCTTTCACTCAATACGTTTACAAAACTTATGCAGGTATAGATATTGGAAGGGTTACTGGGGAACAGGTTAAGAAAGGTACTGAAGTATCTAAGCAAAATCTACAACCAGGTGACTTAGTATTCTTCAAGAATACTTACAATAGTGGATATATCTATGGGGTTTCTCACGTAGGTATTTATGTAGGTAACGGTAACTTTATTGAGAACTCTAGTTCTAAGTCAGTTACCCTAACTGCTCTAAGTAATTCCTATGCTACTGCCCACTGGCTGATGGGTAGACGTGTACTAGCAGCCTCTACTGGGGGAGGAGGTGCAGGTGGTGGTGCTGGGGGTGCAGGTAATGGTCAAGTATCTGCTGGTGCTGGTGGTACTAAGTTCATAGCGACTGTATACAGTTCACCAAACATTGACAATTACTCACCAAACACCACTACTGCTGTAGGTGCTCCTACTGTAGAAGGTGTTACTATAGCGGTTGACCCTAAAGTCATACCACTACACAGTCAAGTACAGATTACTTGTCCTTCCTATCCAGCAGTCAATGGTACCTATACTGCACAGGATACAGGTAGTGCAATCAAAGGTAACCGTATTGATATCTACTGGGAAGGTAGACCACCTAGGAATGCAGAAGCAGTTAAGAAGGCTATGAATAACTTCGGTAAGAAGGAAGTCTTTGTTAAGGTACTAAGATACGGGAAAGGGTGATTGCTATGCAATTTCAACCACATCTTGGTAGGGAATTTAAGGATAACTACAAGCCACAGGACAGACTTAACTTTATGTCCTTGGCTAAGGTTATCAAAGTCCACCATAAGCACCATACAGCAGATGTGCAGTTGATTAAAACTAATGACACCATACGTTCCAGTGAAGAATCTGAAGGTAAGTATAGTGCTAAGATACTTACTCAAGGTGCTCATTTTGATGATACAACAATAGGAACATCTGGTGTCATGTACCCTATCCAAGAAGGTCAGCTAGTAGTGGTTGCCTTCTTAGATGGAGTATACACACAACCAATTATCATTGGTAGTACTCACAATAACAAAATGGATGAATTTAATATTCTTCCTAACAGATACCCTCTAAGACCTGACAGTTCTCTAGAGGATATGAGGGAAGCACTAAAGTACCTCAATGTACACCCATCTCAATTCTACACAATGATAGATGGTATAGGTTCTGTGGAGATGTCCCACCCTTCTAAGACTTTTCTAAAGATTGACCCAGACTTATACAGTGAGATATCAGATGAGCATGGAGGGTTTGACCACCAACACTTAACAGAGCGTGACCCTATGACATATAGACCTCGTTCTGCTAAAACAGAGAATACTGCATACCCTGTTAAAATGCTCTTTAACTATAGAACTAGCTTTGAGGATACTGACACTACTTGGACTAAGTTCTTCCTTAATAGTGACGGAATGCTTAGGGTGACTAGAGATACCAACGATGAAGCCATAACTTACCAAGAGTTAGGTGCACGTGGGGAGTACAAAGTTCGTAGACAACTAGATAGCTCTAAGCATGGTGAGGGTAAAGACTTTGTAGAGCTAGTCATCGAAGAAACAGGTAGAACCATTATTAAGAGGTCTGTAGATGGCAATGAGTCTATGATAGAGATAAGCGAGCTAGGGGACATAGCACTAGAGAATTCTACAGATACCTATGTCAGAGTAACCGTTGATGGGGATATTAATTTACGAGCAGATGGAGAACTAAATATAACAACCCAGAACGGTAAAGCTTTTCCAGTATTGGTTTCTAGCGAAGAACCGCCAAACCCAAAGGACGGGTTAATTTGGTTAGACACAAGCATTCCAACGGAGGTGCCTAAGCCATGAATGCACAAAACGATGGAAAGAACAAACTTAGACGTATGGAGTTCATCTTCAATGGTCAATCCTTTAAACTAGCATTAAACCCAGAGGAATACGACCAGTCTCAACCTAGCAGGGTGGCTATTACCCAAACTAAAGGTGGGGCTTGGGTAGATGACTGGGGTGCTGGTATTGCTAATATCAGCATGAAAGGTACTACTGGTTGGAAGAATGGTACAGGAGACCCTACTAGTGGTTTCAAGAAGTTTAGAGAGTTACAAGCAATGGTAGAAGCTTACTACACTAAACTACCTCCTGGCTCTACTATACCAGCAGATAAGGAAATGATATTCCATAACTACACGGATGAACAGCACTACGTAGTAATACCTAAGGTTTTCAGACTATTTAGGTCTGTAGCTAGACCATTGCTTTATCAATACCAGCTTGAGCTAATATGTCAACGTGATGCTAGTGCTCCTGCTAGTCAAGGTAGATCCGTTGAAATACGACAGGGAAGGGTGCAGTGATGATATGTATGCTAATCCATCAGAAGACTATATCTCTGCTAATATGAATTCTAAGGCTCTTAACTACTTGTTAGACACTATGTGTAACATTAGCGCTGTATTGGGAGATACGGATGGTAAGGTAACTATAACTACAGCTACAGATATCACCAAGTCTTTAGATATAGCTGGTACTGGGGCAGTCCTGTCCAACACTGAAGTTATACAGGACGCTCCTTCTTCATACCTAATTGAAGAGTATTATACTCCAGAGGTAGCTTATGAATCCTACCTTACTTATATAGGGATGAGGTCAGGAGACCCATACTATGTGCTGGGTATAACTGATAGTAGAGAGGTAACAAGCCCTCTTCTAACTCTAACTAGAGAGCCTCATGTACCTGCTTATCTCACTATCAGAAGCCTTTACTTGGAAGCTTTCAGCCTGTACAAGAATGCTATAGAGCTAAAGACTCTAGACTCTTCACATGCAGACAAGGTCATAACCAATTGTAGGGTGCTTGCTTCATTCTTAGCTACTAAAGACAAAGTGAACTATGACCTGTTAGAGGTACTAAAGACCTTAAAGATGTCCCTGATGTTCCTTAAACACTACGCTTACTTACTGCCTGAACAGGAGGGATACTAATGAAATACCGTAAGTATTTGGTCAAGCACAGTGACACAATACAAATGATAGCCCAGAATGAGCTAGGAGACGCTGCTAAATGGACTGAACTAGCTCTTTTGAATGACTTGGCTTATCCATTCATTGATACTCTCTCTAGTAAAGGTGTAGTAGCTCCTGGGGATTATCTATTAATCCCTATGGGCGAGGGTATGGAATCTGACCCTAGCTTAGTGTATGGTCAAGACCTTTTGCTAACCACTGACAAGTTCAGTCTAACAAATGGTACGAACGGTGACCTTATAGCTCAAGATGGAGACTTTGCTATAATAGATGGAGTACAAACCCTTAAACAGGACTTATTCCACAGACTACTTACACCTCTAGGCACTCTCCCTTATCATCCAGACTATGGTAGTAACATGCCAATGTTAATAGGTACTGTCAGAACAGATGAGTGGCGAGTTAAGATGAGTATAGAGGTAGCAAGGACATTCAAGAGCGATGCTAGAGTACTAGATGTTGCCAACATTAAAGTAGAGCCTATTGACAATGGTGTTATCATTGAATGCGACATCATCACAGATGTAGGGGAAACTAGAATACATGGCATTATATAGGAGGTGTGACAGATGAAAATAAAGACTATGAAAGAGATAGTGTCTGACATGGCAGGTTATATGGTAACTGCTGGTAGTAAGATTACTAACTTCAATCCAGGGTCTATAGTGAGAACTCTATTTGAAGCATTGGCTACAGAGATAGAGCAACTATACTTCAAAATGAAAAGGGGTCATGCTGAAGCTATAGAAGGCTCTCTGTATACTAGCTTTGGTTTCAGTAAGACACCTGCTGTTAAAGCTACTGGTTTGTTAACTCTAGAGTTTAAAGCGCCTTTAAGCCTAGTATTTACAATCAGTAAAGGACACACATTCTACACAGTTCCAGTAAAGGGAAAGGTTATCTACTTTGAGTGTCTAGAGGATAAGACTGTTCCTATAGGTGAAACCTCTGTAGATGTCAAAGTTCAGTGTACAGAAGCAGGGGAGGTTGGTAACGTACCACCTCTATCTATCCGTAGTGTAATGTCTCCATTGCCAATGGTAGAGCGTATGTACAACCTATCACCTTTCCATACAGGCTTACCTGAAGAGACTACTGAACAACGTAAGAAGCGCTTCAGTAACTTCATTGGTACTTTACAAAGGGGTACAGTTGAGTCCATAAAGTATGGGGTGTCTCAAATACCTGACGTTGCTGGGGTTAACGTGAAAGAGGATGTAGGTCTTATCTATATTTATGTTCATGATGCACAAGGTCAGTTACCTGCTCCACTACAAGCACAAGTAGAGAACCTCCTACCTAATTACAAGTGTGGGGGAATCAAACCCATTGTATCAAAGGTTAATATCAAGACGGTAGACATTGACATCAAGGTTGCTATTGAGAATGGGTTTGATAAAGGCACATATGCTCTAATCATCTACAACTCTGTTAGTACCTTCTTAGAAAAGTATACGGTGGGCAAACCTTTACTAAGAGCTGAGTTAGTGAGGTTCATAATGAACTTAGACTACAATGCTATAATGAACGTTAATCTTAGTATTGACAAGGACGTTATAGCAGTAGAGAATGAACTAGTAAGACCTGGTAAGCTTACTATAAATATAGAGTAGGAGTGGTTTACATGGCATTCATTAGTAAACTGGCTTCCTTCTTTAATAGAAAGTCTAAAGGGGAGTTAGGAAACCTAGCAGGTGCTTGGCAGAAGTCCCTTGATAAGGCTGAATCAGACCTAACAGAACTAGAACTCCAATATATTATAGACACTGCTACTGGTGAGTGGCTAGAAGAATGGGGTTCTTGGTTTGAGGTTAGTAGGAAGCTCAATGAAACAGATGAAAAGTATAGAGTCCGAATTAAGCTGAAAATGACCAGAGCCAAGAGTACTATTCCAGCACTAGTAGCAGCTGTTAAGGAAGCAATGGGGGAGGATACAATTGTAGTGCCTTATGAGACCTATAAGGACTTGTTTATACACAACATGTCCCCCCTAAGCGGAACACACAAGTTACAAGACGCTGAGTACACTAGGCTTGCAGTAGTAGTACTGAAGATAAATAAGCAACTTACACCAGAAGCTGACCTATTGGTTCGTAGTGTTAAAGGTGCAGGTATAAGACTTATAATTGAATATGTGCCTAATCTACAGCCACAACCTTAATCATACCCTGTACCGCAATATGCGGGCAGGGATATTTTATTAGAAATTAGAATAGTAGAACTGAACGAAAAGGAGATGAAAACCATATGATTAATAAAGACGCTCCTTACTACGATGACTTTGACCCAGCCAAGAAGTACAGTAAGATTTCCTTTGTACCAGGTAGGGTAGCCCAAGCACGTGAGTTTACTCAAATGCAGACAATCATGTATGAGTATCTTAAACGAGTATCAGATACACTGTACAGAGACGGTTCTGTAGTGTCTGGGATGGGTTGGACTCTGACTAGTAA